AGCGTGATCTGAATACCACCGATGACGCTGGTTTGGTTGGTCAGAACTTCCGTCCTGACGCTTTTGTGGATGCCCTGCGTAACGCTTCGAGCGTGATGCAAGCTGGTGCCACGATGCTGACTGGTCTGCAAGGCAACGTCAAAATCCCGAAGAAGTCTGCTACTTCGTCCGGCGGTTGGTTTGCTGAAGGCTCTGCTGCCAGCGAGAGCGAGGCTACTTTCACCTCGATCACCATGTCTCCGAAGACTGTTGGCGCATTCACCGATGTGACCCGCAATCTGATGATGCAAGGTTCGCCCGATGTTGAAAGCCTGATTCGCAATGACTTGGCTGCATCCCTGGCAATCGCCATTGACTTGGGCGCTCTGAGTGGTTCGGGTTCGTCTGGTCAACCGACCGGCATTCGTGCTACCTCTGGCATCAACACCAAAGACTTCGCCGCAACGAACCCCACGTTCGCCGAAATCGTTGGCATGGAAACCGAAGTTGCAGCCGACAACGCTCTGCGCGGCAATCTGGCTTACATCATCAACGCTGCTATGGCTGGCGCTCTCAAGACTACCGCTAAGGACAGCGGCTCTGGTCTGTTTGTGCTGCAAAACGGCGAGATGAACGGCTATCGCACCATCGTGTCGAACCAAGCCGCAACCGGCGATGCTTACTTCGGTAACTTTGCCGACCTGCTGATCGGTATGTGGGGCGGTCTGGATATTCTGGTTGACCCCTACACCTCCAGCACCACCGGCACGGTTCGTATCGTTGCAATGCAGTCTGTTGACGTTGCAGTGCGTCACGCTGTGTCGTTCTGCTTGGGTGATGCGGACATCGCCTAATGCTGACAACTGAGAAATTCTCTGGGGCTAGTGAATCTGGCTCCATGAAAATAGTCTTTCTCAGGGGGACTATGACCAGTCTGGGCAATGCTCGGGCTGGTCATGTCCTTGAGTTGCCAAAGAGCGAGGCTCGCTTGATGATTAAGAACAATCGTGCAAGTGAGTTCGTAGAGATTGAGGTGGTGGAAGTTGATCGCTCGATTGGGCTTGAGACTTCAACTGAAAAACCTGTCCGTAGAGGACGCCCCAAAAAGGCTGAGTGATGGCTGTCGAAACCGCTGCTGATCGTTTGGTTATGTTGACTGATTTCGGTCAGTCTGTGACCTATACAGTACAAGGTGGATCGCCTGCCACGATAACGGCTATTTTTGACAACGACTTTTCTGAGATTTCTGCTGGTGGCGATGTTTCTTTTGCCATGCAGCAACCAAGATTGATGTGTCGCACCTCTGATGTTGTTAACTGCACAGAGGGTGACACTTTTGTTGTTTCTGGTGTTACTTATTTATCCAGGATCGTTCAAGATGACGGTACTGGTATGACAATGATTGTTCTGGAACGTCAATGAGTCATTTAAGACAACTTATCAGAAACAACGTAGTTACCACCTTAACTGGGTTAACTACAACTGCCGGACGTATATATCGCTCTAGGATTTATCCTTTGGAGCAATCAAAACTGCCAGGGCTTTGCATATTCACTCGAAGCGAATCGACCGAATATGTAACGATAAGCCCACCTCGACGTCAGCAAAGAACATTAACTCTTGCTGTTGAAATATATGCAGCAGGTACATCTAATTTGGATAACACATTAGATACAATATGCAAAGAAGTTGAAGAAGCGCTGTACACTGATTTGACAAGAGGTGGATACGCTAAAGACACGCAGGTTATTGCATTTGAGGCTGACTTTGATGGCAGCGGAGAGCAACCTGTCGGCGTTGGACGTTTAACGGTTCAGATTTTGTATTCTGACCGAGAAAATGAAGTTGAAACCGCCGCATAATGTGGCAAAATTAAACCTTGAAAGGGGTTAAAAATGGCTAACCATACCGGCTCTGAAGGCACAGTCCACGTTGGCACTTCTGCCATCGCTGAGATTCGTTCGTATTCTGTCAGCGAGACTGCTGACACTATCGAAGATACCTCGATGGGCGACACCAGCCGCACCTATAAATCGTCTTTGAAGAGCTTTACCGGCTCTGTGGACGTTTATTGGGACGAGACTGATACCACGGGTCAGGGCGCTCTGACTGTTGGCTCTGAAGTCACGATCAAGTTCTATCCTGAAGGCACGACCAGTGGCGACACCTACTATTCTGGTAGCGCGATTGTGACTGGCTTGACCATCAATGGTTCTTTCGATGGCATGGTCGAGGCTTCGATCAATGTTCAGGGTACTGGTGCTTTGACTAAGAGTACCGCATCCTGATGAAAGCTATTGATCTAGCAAAAAATCATTTCAAATCGCTCCACGTCAAGAAAATTGAGGTTCCTGAGTGGAGTGATGGCAAAAAGCCTTTTGTCATTTATGTGCAGCCATTTACCTTGAGGGATCAGGGTAAGCTGCAAATGGCAACCAAGAATAGTAACGAAAGTGAAGTTCTTGCAGAGCTGATTGTGATGAAAGCATTGGACGAAAAAGGTGAGAATCTTTTTACGATTGATGATAAAGTTGCTCTCAGGACTCAGGTTGATGCTAATGTAATCGCTAGAATTGCTGCGGAGATAATGACTCCGGCGGCATCGGAGATTGAAAAAAACTAACGCAGACTCCTGAACGTCAATTCAAGTTCTATCTTGCTGAAAAGTTGGGTAAAACAGTCCAAGAACTTGAAGACACAATGAGCGTTGAGGAGTTCATAGAATGGCAAGTATGGACTAAATTGCAAAACGACAGGGCTAAAAATGGCGCAAACAACAGAAGTTAAATTTAAGTTGGGTGCGGAAGATCAGACAGCCCAAGCGTTTAATGCAATTCTTGATCGGCTAGATAGGGTCGATAAATCAGCACAGCAAGTAACTACGAGTTTCTCTGGAATTACTCGTATATTTGCTGGCTTTTCTTTTTATGCTATCTCAAAACAGCTAGGTTCTCTTGCTGATGAATTCACAAACGTCAGTGCGCGTTTATCTAACGTAACGCTTGACTCTGCGAACTTCGCAAAAGTCCAGCAAGACCTATTTAAGATTTCGCAAGACAACAGGGTTTCTTTTCAGCAAACCACTGACTTGTATAGTCAATTAGCTCGTGCGACTAGAGATTTAAGAGTACCTCAAGCGGAGCTTTTGCGTCTTACCGATGGCATTGGTAAGGCTCTTATTGTTTCTGGTGCTTCTGGTCAATCTGCAAGTGCTGCATTGATGCAGTTGGCGCAGGGTTTTTCTGCTGGTGTCTTGAGAGGTCAGGAATTTACCTCTGTTCAAGAACAAACGCCTCGCGTTCTCCAGGCTGTTGCACAAGGCTTAGGGCTTACGACTGGTCAACTTAAATTGTTGGCTGAAGAAGGCAAGCTCACCACGCAAGTGTTTATTGATGGCTTCAACAAAGGTCTTCCTGGCGTTGAGGCTGAATTCAAGAAGATGCCCTCTACTATTGGGCAAGCTATCACTCAAGTTGCTAACTCGACATTCATGTTGGTTGGCACGATTGATAAGCTGACTGGCACAAGCCCAATGATTGCATCTTGGGTTAAATCATTCTCTAACGGAATTGATTTTCTTAATCAAAAGATAGTTGATTTCAAGCCTATCACGCAAGCCACTGTTGACATGGTTCAAGCAAAAGATGAGCTTGACAAGTTGCGTGCGATGAAGGGAATTGGTCCTGAGCCTATTCGTCAAATGTATGACGAAAAGATTTTGCAGGCTGCAAAGAAGTTCGAAGAAGCTAGAGGACGATATTTAAAAGAACGCGCAAGCCAGGGCGAGGATCAAAGTCCTGCTGAAACGGCTCGTTTGCTTACCTCTGGCAAGCCTGTAAAAATTGAAACTGAAGAAGAGAAAAAGGCGCGAGAAAAAGTTGCCAAGATGATCGAGGAGCTTCAGGACAAGACAAACGAAATCCTTTATGGAAAACAAAAAGTCTTTCTTGATGAGGTCAGAAAACTTGGTGGTGAATCCGCTGTAAAAGCTGCACAAGAGCAATTTGATATTCAAAACGCATATCAGGTTGCAAAAGACCGTGCGGCGATGAAGAACAAAGATTACGAAGCTGCTGACAAGGCGTTTCGTGATAACCAATTAGCCGCTCTTGAAGACAAGCGAAAAGAAGAAGAGAAAAATCAAAAAGCTCAAGATAAAGCAAATAACTATCTTGATGAATTCAAAGCTAATCTTGATGCGGTCAATGATCGTATCGCTTTGAAGAATGATGGAATCTTCAGAACAAATGAAGAGCTGTTGATTGAGAGTTCTCGTCTTGATTTGTCTGCAAAGCTCTATGAGACTATCCGCAAGGTCAAGAATCTTGACAATCTCACAGCAGATCAAAAATTGCTTAAAGAGCAAGAATTGACTGATGAGTACAACATTCAACTTGAGCGAATCAAAGAGATTGCAAAACAGCGAAAGATTGACCAAGCTGACTTTATGAAGGGCGTTGGCATTGGTATCAAGAAATACCGCGATGAGATTGCCGATGTTTCCAATTTGATGGAAGACAGTGTTGTTGGCGCTCTAAGGGGTATTGAAGATGCTTTTGTTAAATTTGTAGAGACTGGAAAACTGAGCTTCAAAGGTCTTGCAAACGCAATCATTTCCGATCTCATCAGAATCAATGTGCGTCAAAACATAATGACGCCTCTGAGTGCTGCACTTGGTGGTATGTTTGGCACGACATACGGTCAACTGACAACTGGGAGTGGAGTTGCAAATCAATTTAATCCTGATGTGAACTATCGAGCGATGGGTGGACCTGTGACTGCCGGTCAACCTTATATCGTTGGTGAGCAAGGTCCAGAATTGTTTATGCCTTCCAGCAGTGGGACAATCATTCCCAATGGTCAGTCTGGAAGCTCTGTTGTTGTTAACCAAACAATCAACGTCACCACTGGCGTACAGCAGACGGTTCGCGCAGAGGTGATGAATATGCTTCCGCAAATTGCAAATGCTGCCAAATCCGCAGTGGCAGAGGCTAAACTTCGTGGTGGCTCCTTTGCCGCTGCAATGAGGTAATCATGTCGATAAGTTACCCAGTTTCATTCCCGAATCTCGGGATTAAGAGCATGACAATCCGAGCGAGATCGGTTGTCGGGATTTCTTCTTCACCCTTCACTTTTCAGCAACAGGTCTACCAACACGCTGGACAAATGTGGGAGGCTGAAATCACCATGCCTCCGATGAAGCGTGAGGACGCCGAACAACTTATTGCTTTCATGTTGAAGCTGAATGGAACTTATGGGACATTTACTCTGGGCGATCCACTTAATACTTCTCCTCGCGGCATCGGGACTGGGACTCCTTTGGTAAACGGAGGTTCTCAGACTGGAAATTCTCTCGTCACGGATGGCTGGACTGCCAACCAGACAGGAATTCTGAAAGCTGGTGACTGGATTCAATTAGGCTCAGGTTCTACCTCGCGGCTTTACAAGATTCTTTCTGACGCAAACTCAAACGGCTCAGGACAGGCTACGTTCGATATATGGCCAAATCTAAGGTCTAGCCCTGCGGATAACGCAACGATCACTGTAAGCTCTCCTAAGGGGCTTTGGAGGCTATCCTCCAACGATATGCCCTACACCATTGATGAGGCATCCTTCTACGGCATCACTTTGGCTTGCATGGAGGCTTTATGAGCCGAACCCTGACCACGGGCGTTATCTCTGCGATTGAGAGTTCCCAGGTTCGTCCCTTCTATCTGTATCAGGGTGAATTTATCTCTGGAACGGTGAGAGCCTGGAACGGAATTGGCGATCTTTCTTGGAACAGTCAAACGTGGGGTGGTCTTGGGTCTTTTTTGAGTTTTTCTCAGATCGAAGAAACATCGGACGTTAAAGCCGCTGGAATGACTGTGACTCTTAACGGAATGTTAAGCGCGAACATTTCTCTGGCTCTGCAAGACTGCCGACAAGGATATGACGGGAAAATCTATCTTGGGTTTTTCGACACATCGAATGCGATCATTTCCGATCCGTATCTGATTTTTCATGGTCGATTGGATACTGTATCGATTGACGAAGGCGCAGAGACTTCGGTGGTCACGCTTAACTATGAATCTCGTTTAATTGATCTTCAGAGGACAAGGGAAATTCGGTACACTGACCAAGAGCAACAGAGGATGTTTTCTGGTGACTTGGGGCTAGAATTCGTTGCTGATCTTCAGGATAAAACCTTGAACTGGGGCAGAGGATGAGTTTTCTCTCGGACATTGTTAAAGTTGCCGCAGTTTATGCCGGAGTAAGCACTGGCGTTGCATGGTTTACAACCGGATTCGCTGGCGCTGGTGCTTTTTTGGGTGCTGCGGCTGGAACGGCTGGTGCTTTCTTTGCAAGATCATTTACTACCTCTTTGGTTCTCGGTGCGCTATCTCGTACTCTTGCGAAAGACCCTGAAGAAGTTATCACCTACCAAGACAAGACAGTCACCACAAAACAAGCAATATCTCCGAGAACAGTCATTTATGGTCAAACTCGCGTTGGTGGAACGATTGTTTACATGGAGACAACCGAATCGAATAAATATCTTCATTTAGTCATTGCTTTTGCAGGGCATGAGGTTAGCGCATTTGATAACAATGGAACGGATGGCATTGTTTATTTCAATGAAGAATCTGTTTCTTACAGTTTGAGCACAGGTCTTGTATCGTCCGGTTCTTACTCTGGAAAAGCAAAGGTTCAAGTAAAACTTGGAACTGATAACCAAACAGTTTTCAGTGACCTTGACTCGGCATCTACTCTGTGGACATCTAACCATCGACTTCGCGGGATTGCTTGTGCATATATCCGGCTTGAGTACGATGCAAACGTCTATATGAATGGCATTCCGAATATCAGCTTTAAGATCAACGGGAAAAAGGTCTACGATCCTCGAACGGCTACGACTGTTTTTTCTCAGAATCCGGCGCTGTGCTTGGCTGACTATCTCTGTGACACGCGATATGGTCTTGGCGCTGATTACGCAACAGAGATTGACGAAACCGCGCTAACTGCTGCCGCGAATATCTGTGACCAGAACATCACTCTTGCCGCTGGTGGAACGGAAAAGCGCTACTCCTTAAACGGAACATTTGACACTTCCGTAGCTCCAGAGACTGTTATCTCAGATATGCTTTCCGCAATGTCTGGAAAACTTGTCTTCACAAATGGCAAGTGGACGATTCTCGCCGGCGCATATAACTCGCCCTCTCTGACTTTTGACGAGGATGATCTTCGCTCTGGTTTGAAGATTCAATCTCTTGTGTCTCGCAGGGAATTGTTCAATGGCGTTAAGGGAACCTTCACAAGCTCTCTTGATAACTACATTGCATCAGATTTCCCACCTGTTATTTCTGACACATACATCGCACAAGACAACGATGAAGAAATAACAAAGAACATTCAACTCCCCTTCACTACATCTCCGTCTATGGCTCAGAGGTTGGCGAAGATTGAACTTCTCAAGGCTCGACAACAGATCAGTCTTGTTTTGCCCCTGAAGTTGATTGGACTCAAGGCAAACGTTGGTGACGTGATTTATGTGAGAAACACTCGGCTTGGATGGGTTGATAAAACCTTCGAGGTTGTCTCGTCTACTGTTGTTTTTGACAATGACGCCATTGGTGTTGATTTGGAATTGAGAGAGACAAACGCAGATATTTATTATTGGAATAGTAGTGAAGAATCTGCCTATGATGCCTCGCCAAATACAAGCCTTCCGAATCCGTTTACTGTTGGGTCGGCTACTAACTTTGCCTGGACACAAGACAAATTCTTTATCAACGGTTTAGGGTCACTTTCTTGGACTGCGCCGACTGATTCTTTGATTGCTTTTTATAAGCTAAGAATTGTCTCAAACGAATATGTTTCTTTCGGTCCTAAAACAGACGCTCAGATCGTTGATATTGATCGAGAAACCGCAGTTTATGGAACCTCCTACACAATCACCGACTTGCCTTCGGGGTACTACACTGCTTACCTGACATCGGTGAATCAATTAGGCGTCTCTGGAAGTGCTGTAAGCCTCGCGGTTTATATCCCACCGCCTCCGATGATTCCGAGGGTGTCTGGTCTTGAACTTGATCTCGGATTAAATGGAGAGGCACATTCTCTTGAGTTCACCGGAAAAGATGTCAAACTGAAGTGGCGTCATGCTGCTATCAACTCGTCATTTGAGATCAACGACGAGGAGCCGTATGGCGCTGATTCTGGGTTTCCTGATTGGTATCTCAAAGACTACCAAGTTGAAGTTTATAACTCCAGCGATGAGTTGTTAAGGCAAGAATTCACCCAGGACAACTCTTATATTTATTCTCTGGAAAAGAACCTAGAGGATGCAAAAAAACAAGGCGATTCTGTCTATCGCACGTTAAAATTCAAGGTATACGCTAGAGGGCGTCAAAACCAACTTTCTGACCAAGCGGCTATCCTATGAGTGTCACTAATCCAGCACCAGTACAGATTGCCAGCGGAGAGTGGGATGTTGAGCCTGGAATCAATAAATTCACAGTCTCAATTCCTACCCGTCCTGATGACAATGACTTGGCTGGAATCATTGTTTTAGCCAAAGAGGGAACTGGTCAAACCTTAGCGTATCCTGACGATGTTTTTTATCGAGGTCCGTGGTCTGACCTGATAGTCGTAGACACGGATGACGATAATCAAGCTCTGCTACCGAATCAGGCTTATACAGTGGCTGTGGCTGCTTACGATGAGTTTGGGACGGATTCTCTTAACTTCAGCACCACAAAGAACGTCACGACTGCCAGGGTTGTCACGGCTGACATTGTTGACAATGCTGTTTCAATCGTCAGTAGAAGCAACGCCTCGGATTTCAGCAACACGAATCCTACATTCACTTTTACTTACGACATGCCCGAAGATGGTGTCGTGACGTTTATCGCTGTGGTCATTCCTCAAGGGGACGCGAGCACAACTTCTAACTTTCTTGTTGAGTTTTATGCCGATGGCTCTGGGACTCGGTTTGATTTCCTGAGCAATGATGGATATATCGCGCCAGCGGTTAAGACTTACACAAATGTCGGCACAAGGGCAAAGGGTACAGGTTACTCGATAGCTGTTGAATGTACCCTGACCAACATGACTGTAAATTCAAGCGGTCAGCGTGGTGCGCGAGTGGACATGATTTTTATCAGGCGCTTCAAATGAAGTTCACGACCTACATTAAAAACAAACCAACTGGAACGCATGAATGTCCAGATTGGGAAGTTAACACTGTCTCTCAAGGGCAGAGTTATGTTGAAGGTCACGCCTTAGAGAATCAATATATTCTGAATGGGCGATTTGTTGATTTTCCTGCAAGACCATCACTTAGTCACATTTGGGATTGGGACAGTCTTTCATGGAAAGTTAACCAAGAACTTGCAGAGAATCTTGCGCTGCAAAAAAGAAAAGAGTTATTGTCTGAATCTGACTGGACTCAATTATCTGATGTCTCAGTTAACAAGACTCTTTGGGCTGAATATCGTCAAAGCCTTCGAGACATCACAAAACAATCAGGTTATCCTTTTGAGATAATTTGGCCTGAAAAACCGAGGTAATCATGGCTCAATACAAAACTGGAACTGTCTCCGTTACTAACGGCTCGGCAACTGTCACAGGGTCTGGCACTTTGTGGAGTGGCGAGATTGCAGCGGGTGATCTTTTCACAATCGTTGGCGACAACGCATGGTATGAGGTTGCCTCTGTTGGATCGAATACCTCAATCACTCTTTCTGCGAACTACGCTGGAACAACTGGCTCGGGTAAGTCTTATGCGATTTCCCGTGACTTCACTACTCGCTTGGCTTTGCCTTATCCGCAAAAAGGTGACATCGAGACTGCCTCGATTATTAAGAGGGCTTTCGAGCAGATCGACACAGAAACGAACATCGCAACGGCTAATTATTCTGCGACATCAGCTCCCACGGCTAACGATGATTCAGGGGATGGGTATTCGATTGGATCGTGGTGGGTTAACGTCACATCGGATGAGGCTTATCTGTGTGTGGATGCGACTGTTGGCTCTGCTGTTTGGACGAAGATCAGCGTAGACGTTCCCAGTGAGATTGTTTCTTTGTTGGCTGGTCAAAGCGTGAGCATGGCATCTCTTACGCTCTCCGGCGGCACAGCTAACGGTGTACTGTACTTAAACGGCTCTAAAGTTGCTACCAGTGGGTCTGCGCTGACGTTTGATGGTACTAATTTTGCAACGACAGGAAAAATTGGTGCTGGTGGAAATCCAGGAACATATACGCAAATCTGGAGCACCGGAAATGTCATGGCTGTTGATGGTTCACAGATTGGCTTTTTAGCAAGCTCAAGCGGTGCGCCAGCGAATTACATGACTGGAAGCAACGCAAGTAATTATCTTGCTTGGATTGCAAACAACTCCGAAGCCATGCGACTGACCAGCATTGGCTTAGGCGTGGGTACAAGTTCGCCGGGGTACAAGGTTGATGCCACTGTAAGCACAAACGGCGTTAACGGCTACAACGCCTACGGCGCAAACGGTGGCGCAGCCGAGCAAATTGGCTACCGTGCAGTAAACGCAAACAACACAGGTCTTTTTGCGGGAGTGAACGGCTTTAATTACTCAGGCAGTTTTGGCACACCAAACGGTGCCGTCATCACCAGTATTGGGAACGTGGCTCTAGCGTTTGGAACCAACAACACAGAACGCCTCCGCCTCGACCCCTCCGGCAACCTGGGGCTGGGAGTTACGCCGAGTGCTTGGGCGGCTTCTGCGCTTGATATTGGAGGATGGTCTTCTTTTGCTCAACGAAACACAAACGGCTGGACACTTGTTGGCGGCAATGTCTATTGGGACGGCAGCAATTACCGCTACAAAAACAGCTCTACTGCGGCGCTTTATGAACTTCGTGGGCCTACTGGGGTTCATGCTTGGTTCACCGCAGCCTCCGGCACAGCAGGTGACGCCATAACGTTCACTCAAGCAATGACGCTGGGTTCTGATGGGACGCTTGGTGTTGGAACAACAAGTGCTGTTGCCGCTGACGGAACTTTAGTAGCCGCCGGTTCTAATGGAACTGGTCAAGGCGCAGCCAACACTGTTGCTCAAATAAACATTTGGGAAACAACATCCGGTAATAAAGCTGGACTTTGGTTTGGTGCAATGACCAACAGCAATGTTGGAGTTATTGGTTCTCGCACTGCATCAGGCGCTATTGCATTTCAAACATACAACGGAGGATGGGGAGAACGCGCTCGTATTGATAGCTCTGGTAACCTGTTAGTGGGGGCTACGAGTTTTTCGTTTGCATCCAACGGAACACAAATTGCTTCAACAGGACGTATTTTTAATACGTCAAACACCGATTACAACTTTGAATTATCTGGGTCTAGCAGTGCCAGAATTCGCTTTTACTCATCTGCTGGCGGTAATGGGACTACCGCTGGAAGTATTACTGTTGATACCACAAATACGCAATACAACACTTCTTCCGACTACCGCCTGAAGAACATCACCGGCCCTATCACCAATTCTGGAGAATACATTGATAGCCTAAATCCCGTTGAAGGTACATGGAAGATTGATGGCTCTACGTTTGTTGGCTTGATTGCCCATGAAGTGCAAGAAGTCTCACGCACCAATGTGGCAACAGGTGTTAAAGATGGTGAGCAAATGCAAGGCATGGATTACTCCAGTGCTGAAATCATTGCAAATCTGATTGCAGAAGTTAAATCCCTCCGCGCCCGTGTGGCATCTCTCGAATCTTGAAAGGAAAATCATGACTACATTCACTTGGACCGTTAATCCCCTTGAACGCGATATTGCAACAGGCTTTGTTAAGGTCGGGCACTGGAAATGCGTTGGCACTGACGGAGAATATTCCGACTCTGTTTACTCGACTGCATCGTGGACTGGTGAGCCTACCGTTCCTTATGACCAACTCACCGAAGCTCAAGTTCTGGCATGGGTTTGGGAATCTGTTGATAAAACCGCAACCGAAGCTGCTGTGCAAGCCAAGATTGATCTTTTGAAGAACCCTGTGACTGCTCAAGGTGTGCCATGGTAAGTAACGTAGAGGCTCGTTTAGACACGCATGAGGCGGTTTGCGCCCATCGTTACGAACAGATCAATGCGCGTTTAAAACGTCTAGAAGGCATCATTATCAAAGCCGCAGGGGTAATGCTCTGCGGCATGGCTGGTGTTATCTGGGCGTCTATCTCTAAGGTTTGAATGAGTGGACCCGATAACCCTCATGATGATGGCATCCAGTGCGGTGTCAGCAGTCAAGAAGGGTTGTCAACTCTATAAGGACATAAAGAGCGCAGCGGGTGATGTGTCATCAGTCCTTAAAGACATTGACAAACAATTCGCCGGAAGAAAAGTCTCCAAGGAGCAAGCTGAAAAGATAGCAGAGAAAAAAGCAGAATTCAGGGAAGCGGCTACAACCGACCCGAATGACGTGATCTCTCGAATCGGAAATCAACTTGGGGATTTCTTTGACGCTTTTGACAAGATCGAGCAACTTTTCTATGAAGAAGAAAAACAAGCTCATCAGGTCTACGAAGGCGAGGATTCAGTCAGCAAGAGAGCACTTCAGAGGGTTTTGATTCGTTCTCGACTACAAATGATGGAGACTGAAATGCGAGAGATTATGATTTATCAATCGCCTCCAGAGTTGAAAGATTTGTGGTCAAGATTTGAAGTGATGAGAGCGCAGATCGGTCAGGAACAAAAAAGAGCCTGGGAGAAACTGAGGATCGAAAGACAAAAAGAAGCCGCTGAACAAAAGAAAGAGCGAGACTTTTATTGGGGAATTGGAGCATGGCTGATTTGCGGAACAATCGTATGGCTGTACCTAATGCTCCTCCTTTGGGCAATCGCTCGACACAGAGAAGGCTCGTTCTCGCTATGGTGGGTAACGTCATCTTGATGTTTGCTTTGCTGATGTGTTTGACTTTCGGAGGGTTTCTGTTCATGGACTATAAGATTGAAGAAGCCAGAGCCAAGAAGATGGATAAGAGAGTTGTCGAGTTGCGTAGACAATTTGAAAAAGGATGTGAGAAGGAATAAGATGCAAATATTAGTTTTTTTCCTGATTATTTTTTTGCTTTTTGGCTGCGAAGATCGTTATCGCTATAAGTGCCAAAACCCTGACCATTTCCAATCTTTAGAGTGCCAGCGTCCTAAGTGTCTGTTCACTCAGCAGTGCTCAGATTATCTTGTAGCCCCTATCTTGGAGAAGCAAGTTGTACAACAACAAAATCAACCGCCTTCTGACAAGTGAAGAAATCGAAGTCCGAGTTTGGGCTATCGTTGTCATCATTGTCACCGTGATCCTCGCGGGAATCGTGGGGTTTATGCTTTACTCTGTGACGTTCGTTACCCAACCGATCAAGAGCATGGCTCCGATTGACCAAGCCTACACAAAGATGTTGAACGACATTGTTCTGCTCATTGTGGGTGGTATTGGTGGCGTGATGACCAGAAAAGGCGTCCAGGCTGTGAGTGACAAACTGCACTCTAACCAGACGCCTCCTCCCGCGGTAGCTCCAGCGGTAACTCCCGCGGTAAGTTCTTCATTGCCTAACTTCAACTGGATGGGAATCACGAATCCCGCACTAGACGAAGAATGGCGTCCCCCTCCACCTCCCACGACTCCCCCCGATTACGTTGATCCTGCGAAAGAGGAAATCGCCGTAGAAAGAGCCGCTGCGAGGTCTGAGGCATGAAACCTAACCCTTGGCTTATCCTTGCGGTTTTAATCGCTCTGGGGGCGTTTTATGGCTACGGACACCACAAAGGTTGGACACAGCGCGATCAGGAAATGCAAGTAGAGATCGCCAGGAAAAACAACGAAGCAAGAAAAACCGAGCAGGAAATGACTCAGAAACTTGCTGAAACTTCTAACGCTTTACAGGAGGCAAACAATGTTGTCACTAAAAAACAAACTGCTCTTGACGCTGCTATTCGTGCTGGCAGGGTGCGGCTCCCCGCCCCAAGTTGTGTATCAACCCCCCAAAGTGCCCCCACTCCCGCCGGGAATACAGAAACAAGAAGTGAACCTGACCGACCGACTAACGAAACTTCTGATGCCGACAGAGCAACCCTCGCAGCCATCGCAGAAATAGTCGCTCAAGGTGACAGGAATACCGCGCAATTAAATGCTTGCATCGATGCTTACACGAAGGTTATGGAGAGCATAAATGGTCAACGCTAATCAACTACAAAGACTCAAAATCGGTCCTGAGTGGGTCGATCCTTTGAACGAAACATTCGAGCGTTTTGGGATTGTCTCTGCCAGACAACAAGCTGGCTTTATTGGTCAATGTGGACATGAGTGCGGAAACTTCAAAGTGCTTGAGGAAAATCTAAACTATCGCGCTGCCACTTTGATGAAGCTATGGCCCAAACGCTTCCCTACCCAAGAAATTGCAAATGCTTACGAAAAGAACCCTAAAAAGATCGCTAATATGGTTTACTCAAACCGCATGGGGAATCGTGACGAATCCTCTGGTGATGGGTATCGCTTTCGTGGTCGCGGGTGTATTCAGCTTACAGGTCACGCTAACTACTTCCACGCTTCAAAAGCTCTGGGAGTCGATTTTGTTATGGACCCCGATCTTGTCGGAACGCCTAAGTATGCTGCACTGACCGCCGGATGGTTCTGGTCAACTCACAAATGCAATGAGTTGGCAGAGGTTCAAGACTGGATTGGTCTAACCAAGAAAATCAACGGAGGCACGATTGGGCTTGCTGACCGAATCAAACACATCAACGAAGCGCATGATGTGCTTCAGACGTAAACGTCAATCCTAGAACCCAGATTTTTGTAATACTTGTATTCCTCAGTCTGGGTTTGCTTATCCAACACTTCGGCAACCTTGTTTTGAACAATTTGTTCACGGTTGATTTGCTTCTCTTTGATCTGCACTTGAGAAGGCATCGGGTGAAGGTTTGAATAAGCGATTTTCACATCAGACCTGCGAACGGATTTTGTAGATTGACCCAGGCTTTTCCAGTCCTGATTCTACACACTACCGACCTATTCACTCCATACTTCGCAGCGATCACCCTTGAAGGACCTTCTGAGGAACGGATTTCGTCAGCCATTTCCTGCGTTAGTTTGGCGTTTGTGGCTCTCTTGTATATCTGGATTTTTAAACGCCTTGTAGGGCTTTGTAGAGCCTTCCTGTTGCCTTTTTTCATGTGCTGCTTTGGGTCGTTGTATGTCGTGTGCTCTGGATTAACACAAAGCCCATTTTCACACTTGGCGACATAGTACCCGTCCCGCAGTTTTCCTCCAAGAAGCTCGGTAAACAGTCTGCGAACAGCGATCATCTTTCCTGCGTGAAACACATAGGGAGTGCCGTTTGCACAATACCCCTGCCACTCCCAACAGTCTCCATCCTCAGTCGTTCTTTCTTTTAGAGTTGTAATCGTGTGAATCTTTTGTTGTTTCATACCAAGCGAATATGTAAAGAATGACGGATAGGGCAATGATTAGCCCTATCACTAAAATTCCGATGATGAGTGCCAAGTTAATCTTGTAAGTCCTGAATCATTTTTTGATGATGATCTGGGACTAACCTTTTAACCTTCAGATAAAGATTGTGGTCAGAATCGAAAGTTATATCGTCCTCACCATCAAAGATGTTTATATCGTAATCGTCAGCTAATCCCACATCAGGATCGCCCGGCTCAAACGTATAAAAAACATCAACAGGACCGTCATCAGTTTCGTACTCAAAACTTCCGGTCGAGTACCTTAATGCGTCAATGCGTTTCATTTCATGACCTTTCCAATCTCGGCAGCGGCTCTTACGATTGCGCGTCTGGTGGAGGCGTACGGGTCAGTGTCTTGATCAAATATTTGAATTGCTGTTACTTTCTCTGTTGATGCCCATGCTTCACTTAAGCTGTTGGTGATATGAATGCCTAACTTCACAGCCAGCCGTAGTGCCTCGCCATCGTCAGTAAGGGGGTTCCATTCAAACCCAGTGAGCATGTTGTGGTTGTCGTAAGGTACATTGAAATACCAACGCTCTTGCTTGAAGTTGTGGTCGCGTTCCCATCGTCCTTCAATCCCAGCCGCCTTAGCTGCTAGTTCCAGTAGTTCTCTGTCACTCATACTGACCACTCCCTCTCGTTACGACCTTTGGAAGATTTGACAATGTTTCCTGTGAGTTTGACAAGCCCCATCTTCTGAAGCTCTGGAAGACGCCTGGAAACCGCAGAACTCTCCAGATTAAGACGAGAGGCAATCCCGTCCTTCCCCATTGGTCCGTGAGTTGATAGGCAATCCACAATCATCGCGAAATGCTTTTCTGGTTGGAATTGTTCAGCAGCCTCGAAAGAGGTGACTGGATCGGTTGATCGTGCGCGTTTAAAAAGGTCAAAAAGTTTCATTGCTACTCCTAAAGTTTGAGGTACTAGGTCTGCGTCTGTGCTTGTCACCATTACAGTGCTGGTCACCGGCAGCTTTCCCGATAAGGCACAGCATCCGTCCGTTCCCTCAGTTAAGTTTACTCTGTTTTTTGTTCTTGTGCAGCTTTTTGTTGCCCAATTTTTTGAAGCAACAGGAAAGCCCCTGACTTCGTGGGAAGTTCTCCCAAGATGTTCATCAAATACACGATTTCGTTTTCTTCAAGTTCAAGTTTCATAGTTACCTCAGAACGGGATTTGGTCGTCAATTTTGTCGTCATCTTCAAGCTGTGGCAAGCCTTCATACTTTTCAGGCTTTTCCTTATTTTCTGGACGCTTCAAGATTGTCATTTCGCTACAAATTATTGAAGTTGAATTGATCTCCACTCCTTTCTTGTTTAGGTACTTTTCATATTTGATCGTTCCCTCGACATAGACGAGTGCTCCCTTCTTCATATACTGACCAACAATGTCAGCCAGCTTATCAAAGAAGGTCAGACGATGCCACTCGGTGCTCTCGATCAGATCGCCGTTCTTGTCTTTCCGGCGCGAGGTGGTGGCTAGGGTTGCGTTTGCAATGGGTTTACCTGCCGCGCTATAACGCACTTCAGGGTCTTGACCGACATTGCCTACTAGATGAACTTTACAGACGCTTGCCATTTTTTTCCTTAATCTCATTGAGTTTTTGAATCATATTTTCCAGGTCTTTTAAGAATGTCCTAACCTCATCCTCCATTTGTTTGATTTTTTCTTCGTCACGATGCAACCTCTTGACGAACAACTGAAGACCCTCTGGTGCTCGATCATCGAAGCAAACGTAATCACACCATTTGCGACCAGTACAGCACATTTGCCAAAACATTTGCGCCTGGTGGTCTGGGTCAATCCTGTCGTTCAGAATCGAATCAAGGTGATTGTGAATCTCTTTACACTTGATCTCAACGAGACCGTGTTCTCCCACGAGACCATCAGGTGAGCATCCCGAAAACGGAATAGTCGGATGCTCGACCCAAGCGACTTGTTCGACTGAGGTAAGGTTTTCTGCTTCGTAAGCTGCTCGGGCGATTGGCTCAATTTCTGTTCCTCTTTGCATGGCTTGTGATGTAAAAAACTCGGTTGGCTCACCAGTCATTCGTTCACAAAGTAACTGAGCCATGTACTTAGCCCTACTTGATGCTGGCGCACCTGACTTTACTTTTGCAAGAAGCTCTGCCATGCGGGAGGCACTCACCTTGCCTAACCTGAGCAACTTCCATGCTTCACTGCCCTGTTCAATCATTTGCAAGTGCTCCTACCAAAACCTTCTCTTGTTCTGCTGTCAGAGCAAAAGTCTCTCTCAACTTGTCTGTGGTGTACGCGCCTTCTTTTATCTTCTGGATTGCTTGGGTCAGGCGACTGTTTTCGATTGAAGGTTTCTTTCTGGCGACTTCATGCGTGTGTGCGTCTGCATCGTTATCACCTTCTGTGGGGATTGCAAACGTCTGAAACGCCATGTATTTATAGGCTGCTGACATGGCTTTGTTGGTTGCCTTGTCTCCGCTATCCATCGCTTCGCCAAACGTCCTAGCGGTGTGTTTAGAGCCATCCTCTGCGGATACCAGATCAAACTCTGCCTCTACGGTGACATAGAACAAAGCCCCACCGGATTTCGAGGTACGTTCTTCACAAGTCCTGCCCAACATTCTCGGAACAATCACTAGACCATTCTGAGCCATGATTGAAGACAGGACGTTGTAAACAGCGTCAATTCCTCGGAACTTGTATCCAGCGCCTTGTGTGTTTGTTGAGGATTTTGCGATGCCAATTTTGCAGAGTTCTGCTTGGACTGCGTTGATTGCTTGATAGACTTTCATTACTACTCCTTTAAGTTAAATTATCAATCTGTTTCTTCAATGCCGTGACTTCAGCTTTGTGGTCTTCAGATTGAAATTGCATCATAGTACAAATTTCACGGATTTTCTGCTCCAACATTCCTACTCGATAAGCAAGACGATCTTCTGCCTGTCCTTCACGATAGTGAATGTCTGAGGTTTGTTTAATGCTGTTGATGATGTATTCAGGGTTCATTTTTTTATCTCCACAAATCTAAACGATCCCAAGTTATATCTAAAGATTGATGTTTGTTGCATTTTTTACACTTTCTTTTCATATCAAATAAAGAATAATATATCCATCTGTGCAAACCTATTTTGCATAAGAAATTCATTTTTTCTCCACATAGTTTGCTAATAGCCATTTGTCACCCAAGGAACGCACAGAACGAACCCAGGCGCGTTGATTGTGGCGATTCTGTTCTCTGGGTATGTAGTCAACATTAAAGAGCCTACGGACTGTTTTAAGGGCTTGTGTTTTCATTAGCCTCTCCATGCAAACATGACACCGATGGCGATCATGGAAAGGATTGTGATGATTGCTGAGATTGTTTCTTTCATTTGCTACTCCTTGTTAAAACCTGTTAAGGTCTAGTAATCTTAACGACTTGTTAAGTATCTTGTCTAGTGGTTTTCCCTAATCCCGACTGATTTGTTAAGGTTACAATGTTAAGGCTGGTCAGAAAAGGGTTAGCGCCTTGTGGCTCAATGTGTCAAATTTCAACCACCACTCTGCTTTATGAGGCTGACCAGCACCAACACGCATGGGGATTGGCTGACTTGCACCAGTTCCGAAAGGATAGGGTGGCGGAAACGCCGGGAACGCCCAACAGTCCCCAGCCGTGTTGGTGGCAACGTAGCCATAACGGATGACGCTTAGTCTGTGGATTCACGGATGATGCGCCCATCGAGGTCGGGAGCCGACTTTCAAAGGCTGTAACCTTGGGAACCCGTGCGGGACTGGATGCATACAGTCTGCCACCAACAACCTTTAAGGAAAACCATGAATTTACAAAAAGCCATTGAAATCGCCGGATCAAAGAGTAAACTGGCGACCCTTCTCGGAGTGTCTCGCGCTGCTGTTACTCAGTGGGACGAACTTCCTGAGAAGCGTATCAACCAGCTCAAGGAAATCAACGAATGGCAAACCCATTTCAGTGGCGAACAGGCGAACAATCCATTGGTGTCGAACTCCAACGTCAGCGAGACAAGTCCACAATGACCACGGTTCGCAAGGACGATCAGAATAAAGAAGAAACAATTACCAAGTTCAGAAAGTCAATCACGATTCTTCCGTCAGTACATCGTTTACCAAGCAAGGCAAAGATATGAAAAAACTCATCGCGGTTTACCTAACAGTCCTGGCATCAACAGCATGGGCTTGCACGACTCACACGGTTGTCTCCGGTGGTCGGATCGTCACTTGTACGACCTGCTGTTACGGAAGTAATTGCACAACCAACTGTTTTTAATATAGAATGTTTTGAAACACGGCTAGGTCTGAAGTCATGAGCAGACCGAAAAGGGTTACACCTTCCCCTGCCGATTGTTTCTTCTAAAGGTGGTAAAAAAGGTGAAATTCAATGCACTACTACAAGAGAAATCTTGGTGACTATGCCAAGAAAGCAGGCCGTCTGACAATGCTTCAGCACGGAGCGTACACGCTTCTTATAGATTCGTGTTATGACAGAGAAATATTTCCAACACTAGAACAAGCACTTGAATGGACTTGGGCTTCAACTGATGCTGAAGTTGATGCTGTCAAATTTGTTCTTAATAGATTCTTTGTGTTAGATAAAGATGGCTGTTATGTGCAAGATAGGATTCTTGAAGAACTTTTGCACTATCACAAAAATGCAGACACAAACAAACGAATCGCTGAAGAAAGAGAAGCGAAGCGTAGAGAAAAACGCACGAACCGTGCACAAGTTGTAAACGAAGCGCCACCTAACCATAAACCACTAACCATTAACCAAGAACCATTAACCAAGAACCAGATAAAGAAAGCAACTGTCGTTGCAACGCCTGACGGCGTTTCTGAAACAGTTTGGCAAGAGTTTGTTAACCATCGAAAATCCAAGAAAGCACAGATCACTCAAACAGTTATTGAAGACATTGCCAAACAAGCAACGATTGCCGGATGGACGCTTGAGGACGCATTAAAGGAAACGATTGTCAGAAACTGGCAATCATTCAAAGCTGATTGGGTTTCTCAAAAGATGAGCAAGTCAGCACAGACAAATAGCTCGGTTATGCAAGGCTTAACACGGGGACTTATCGGAGGTGGCTCAAATGTCAAGTTACTTGGAAACTGACTTTTGCAAACCTGATGACGGTCTTGACTACATCTTTGTGATGATGGGTGCGATCTACGGTGCATCGTTCAACAGGCATTGGGATGGAATGGACTTAGCCATTGTTCGACAAGTCTGGAAAGAAAAGCTCGGTCGCTTCTTAACTTACAAGCCATCATTGGATTACGCTCTTAACAAACTCAAGGGCGAGTTTCCTCCTAGCGCAATTACCTTTCGAGACTTGTGCAATCTTGGTCCTGAGATACCAATGAAGCCAGTGGTGATGATTACAAAGCAAAAAACTCAAGCTGAGATTGCAGAGGCTGAAAGACAAAAACAGATTGCTTTAAAAAGTTTGGCAGAGTTGAAAAAACATTTTAGGAGTAGTAATGACAAAAACTGAAGCCCATAACTTACTGGACATGGTGAAAAATGGAATCCTCATCGAAGCCCACCGGATCAGAAAAGCCCTCATCATCACCGGAGACATTCCCCACATACTTGGAAGACCTAGAAAACAGATTGGTGGAGCATTATGCTCAGATGGCAATCAACCACATCGAACATTCACGATACATGGTGAAGATTTTTCAGAAAGACTTTCCTGACTTGGGGAAGAAAGTAGCAAAGAGACTAGGAGAACTGAATGAACAAAGATGACATTATCCGCATGGCGCGAGAGGCTGGAGCTATGCCCGTAGTGGAATTAGCTGGATGTTGGATCACTTACGATGAGCCGCTTCAACGCTTTGCCGCCCTTGTCGCCGCCGCTGAACGTGAGGAAATTTATGAATTAGTTATGTTTGAGCCATTAAAACAAGATGCTGATTTGTTAATGCCAGAAAGTGAAGTTGAAGAAAATCCATTTGATGATTATTTCAAAAGTGCTGAATTCAGAAATTCAATAAACAATGCAGTAAAAGCCACGCTTTTTACCATTTGTAGTGAAATAAAAAAAAGGGGACAAGCATGACTCCACAAGACGTAGTCAAAACCTTAATCATGGTTGGTTGGAAGCAAATCGAAATATCCAGAGCCATTGGGTTAGCGCAACCAAACATAAGCCGCATTGCCGCAGGTTCACAAGAGTGTGGCTGGAGAACCATGGATGCTTTGCGTGAACTGTTAAACCAAGTTCCACCAAGAGCAAGGAAAAACCAATGAGATACGCAGCAAGGGTTGACGCTAATCAGGATCAGATCGTGTCAGCACTCCGAGCCGCTGGCGCTTATGTCTGGATCATTGGTCTACCTGTTGACCTTTTAGTAGGGTACAAAGGTAAAACAATCTTAGTTGAGATTAAAAATGGCTCTAGGAAGCGTTTAACCAAGCTACAAGCAGACTTTTTCGAAAGTTGGACTGGAGGTACGTTGCTTAGGGTAAATGACGCTGAAGGCGCTTTAAGAGCATTAAGGATGATAGATGGCTTCCTTCAAACTGCATAACTACCAACAAGCATTCCAGCTAATTGACGATTTACGCCCAAGAATAAAAGCTAGATTGCAAGCTGGAAATGTGTTAACCTTAACAATCACAGAGGACAATAGAAGCCTTGACCAGAACGCAATGTTTCACGCTCTCATTGGGCAGATAGCTAAACAAGCGCAGCACATGGGGGCTCATTGGGATTCTGAGACATGGAAGCGATTGCTCTGCCATGAGTGGGCAAAAGAGACTGGTAGACAAGCTGGAAAACTGGTGGCAAGTCTTGACGGAAAGGACATTGTTCAACTGGGAATCCAAACAAGGAAGTTTAGTAAGCAAGAAGCAAGCGAATTCACAGAGTGGGTTTTAGCTTGGGGATCACAAAACGGAATCACTTTCAAGGAGTAGTAAATGAGCATAGAAGCAATGATGGATGTATTGCGATATGTACCAGAAACTGGAGAATTTTGGTGGACTGACAAAGCCCCAAAAAAAGTTGCTGGCAAGTTGGCAAACGCAAAAGATCGGCTTGGTTATGTTTGCCTCAAGATTAGCGGCAAAATGCATAAGGCGCATCGTTTGGCTTGGGCTTTTGTTCATGGCAAATTCCCAGATCATGACATTGACCATATCAATGGCAACCCATCTGACAACAGAATTTCCAATCTCCGATTGGTGAGTCATAGCGTTAATTTGCAAAACCAACGTAAGGCAAGAGCAGACAGCGCAACAGGTGTTTTGGGTGTTCGCAAAAATGGATCAGGCTATCGCGCAGAGATTCGTGTTGGTGGCAAACGCATCAATCTTGGCACATACCCAACAACAGAATTGGCTCACATCGCTTATGTTGACGCCAAGCGAAAACACCATGAAGGATGCACGTTATGAACACATTGATTGAAGCAGCACGACAGGCGCTGGCAGCATTGGAATACGAGGCAGGCAAAGGAAATGACAATGCCTATGAAAAAGAGCGTGTCGCACTACGCAAAGCCATAGCCAACGAAGCACTTAACAGGATGGCAGAGAACGCCAGAGAACTTGGGCTGGACTATGAACCTGTGCAGGCTGAGAAGCAGGAGCCGGTGGAAATGCCTACAATAAAATTTTCGCAAGTGGCGGATGGTATTGAGGTCGGATACGACTTGTTTGGCGGCGTTGACATTCGACTTGGCGGCGAGTTTGTTTATGTCCACATCAATTACAACTACAAATATACCGACAACGCAACGCGAACACATCTCGCAAACAGTATTGTTGAATTGCTTACCAACAAACCACAGCATGAATGGGTTAGCTTGACACTAGATGAAATCTGGGAAATCTGCAAAAAACACGATCCTTTGCAAATAACAGCATACGCAAGAGCGATTGAGAAAGCCTTGAAAGAAAAAAATACATGAGACACGACATTGACTACAAGAAAGTTCACTGCAAGGTTGGCGACAATGTTCCAGTCTACCCATTCAAGGGCGAGCCATTTATAGGATCGGTTCAAAAAGTTAAGATAAATACTTATGGAAGAGTGAGCTACGTCATTGGTCACAGAGAGGTGTTTGCCGAAGAATTGTTGCCTGCGGTTGGTCAGCCAAAGTTAAAAATGAGAATCTCCAATGAGTGCTCACAAAATCCTGTCCAACAAGGCTGAAAGACGCCTGCAATGGTGGAAGCCAGAGGACGGTGCTTGGATTGATATTGT